ACAGAAGTTTTGGCTTAAAGAAACAAAGCTTTTGTCTCTTGCGGAAAATATTACCGCCCAAATTGAAAGAAATAAGTGGAGAGAATATTTTTGAATTTATTCTCTTAACTATTTCTTATGTTCTGTTGATTGTAGCGTTACTAGTTATGCTATTTTTCGTTCCTGCTTGTACGGTTACATTTTCTGTGCAGAAGAATACTACTAACTCTACTCAAAGTAGCGAAAGTAGTTCTTCTTCTTCGATTGATTCAACATCTATTTATAAACCTAATAGTTTTTAGTTATGTCAAATGTATTTAAAAAAATTGGTGACATTAAGAACGATGTTAAGACTAATGCGTTCGACTGGTCGCATGACAACAATTTCACAACTGATTTAGGCCGTATCACTCCTGTTTTTACAGAGCTTGTACCGCCTAAGAGTTCTATTCGTATAAAGCCTGAGTTTGCTCTACGCTTTATGCCGATGATGTTCCCCATCCAAACTAAGATGAAAGCCTATCTTTCTTTCTACAAAGTTCCTTTGCGTACGTTGTGGAGAGATTATATGGATTTCATTTCTGCAGATAACACGGAAGAATATGTTCCGCCTTATATTAGTTTTTCCGCTAATGATTATATCGAAGGTGGTTCGTTGTCTCCTTCCGGTCTTGGTGACTATTTCGGTATACCGACTGACAACGTTGTTCCGGCTGACCCTGTGTTTGGTTTTTCCCGTAAATTGATTTCAGCTGACCCCGTGTCTCTCTGTGTTTCTCAAATTGATGGTGGACATCCCTATTATTTCAACATGCCAAGTACGTCGGTTAATTTTAAACCTGTGGCTCGTCCTTCATCCTTACCCTCGTTGTATATTGATGGTTCTTTCGATTACGATGCTGTCCCCGCTTTTGGTGCTGTTTTTTGGTATCAAGGGTCTAATGCATCTTATGCTAAGCGTGAGCTGCGTTTTGAGCAGTCCATTACCTTGACGGTTCGTCCTGAATCTGAGGGAGATGTATATTTTAGACGCGGTGGTTCTATCGCTACTGTCACTACTCCTTCCTCTTACGCTGCCGGTGCTCAAAATACCTCTATGAGTAATGCTACATATTATAGTGTTGGCGATGGCTCTTTGGTCCGCAAGGTCTTAGCCCCTGATTTAATTGGCTATCAATTTACTCATGTTAAGTCTTATGCTACAAATGCAGATGGCTCAATACCCTTTAGTCAGTCTATTACTTTTGCTCTTCCTATGTGTTCAGAGTTGATTAATACTGATGGTACTTTCAGGGTAGGTATAACTTTTGGTGAGTTGAAAACCTTTACTTCTTCTGCTGGTCTTTACCCCTATTTTGGTGCTGGTAATACTTCGGAAAAAGCTATCAAATTGTCCGCTTATCCTTTCCGCGCTTATGAGGCTATCTATAATGCCTATATTCGTAATACACGTAACAATCCTTTTATCTTGAATGGTAAAAAAACCTATAATAAATGGATAACAAACGACGGTAGTGGTGCTGACACCAGTACACCGCGTAGTCTTCGTTATGCTAATTGGGCTTCTGATGCTTATACGACTGCTTTGACATCTCCCCAGCAAGGAGCTGCTCCACTGGTTGGTTTGACAACCTATGAGACTACGTCTACGAATGAAGCTGGACATAGTGTTACCACTGTTAATACGGCTATTATCGATGAAGACGGAAATGCTTACAAGGTTGATTTTGAAAGTAATGGTGAAGCATTGAAAGGTGTAAACTATACCCCTCTTAAGGCCGGTGAAGCTGTAAATATGCAATCTTTAGTCTCTCCGGTTACTTCCGGTATTTCTATCAATGATTTTCGTAACGTCAATGCCTATCAGCGTTATTTGGAGTTGAATCAGTTCCGTGGCTTTAGCTATAAAGAGATTATTGAGGGTCGCTTCGACGTAAATGTCCGTTATGATGCTTTGAATATGCCTGAATACCTCGGTGGTATTACCCGTGATGTGATTGTTAACCCGATTACACAAACTGTTGAGACCTCTAATAGTGGTGCATATGTTGGTTCTCTTGGCTCACAATCCGGTTTGGCTACATGTTATGGTAATTCGGATGGTTCAATTTCTGTATTTTGTGATGAAGAATCAATTGTCATGGGTATAATGTATATTATGCCTGCTCCAGTTTACGATTCTTTGCTACCTAAGTGGCTTACCTATCGTGAACGCTTGGATTCGTTTAATCCTGAATTTGACCATATTGGTTATCAGCCTATTTATGCTAAAGAACTTGGCCCTATGCAGTGTGTAAAGGATGCGGTTGACCCTAACACTGTCTTTGGATACCAACGTCCATGGTATGAATATGTTCAGAAACCTGACCGTGCTCATGGTTTATTCTTGTCATCCTTGCGTAATTTCATTATGTTCCGTTCGTTTGCAAATGTTCCTGAACTTGGCAAAGATTTCACCGTTATGCAGCCCGGCTCTGTCAATAATGTATTTGCCGTTACAGAAGTTTCTGATAAAGTTTTAGGCCAAATTCACTTTGATTGTACGGCAAAATTGCCTATTTCTCGAGTAGTAATTCCAAGATTAGAGTAGTATGAAGGTTTTAAGTAGAATTAATAGTTACGAATGCTATCATCGTGTAATCGTTAAGCGTGATGATACTGATGAATCTGTTGTTTCAGGTTTGGCGGTAACTCCCAGTGATATTGAACGGCTTGCTCGACAGGGTATACCTGTAAGTGTCCCTAATGCTAGTCAATTCTATACTTTAGATTCAGGATATGATGTACCCCCCGAATTGCGTGTCGACGCCGACCGTAATACATTGTGGGAAACTTCTCAAGCGGCTAAACGTCGTATAATGAAAGCCCGTAAGTATGAACATGAAAATTTAACATAGTATGGCAATGAGTGATTTGTTGGGTGCTGGCGTTTCTGCCGGCACCTCCCTTTTAGGCGGTATAATAGGCGGCATTGGTGCTAACCGCCGTCAAAAGAAAGCTATTGAGGCTCAACGTAAGGAGAATGAATTAGCCCGCCAATGGAATGAGCGGCAAGCGAGATGGGCATTGGAAGAGCAGCGTAAGGATGTTCAGTCTGAACGTGATTATAACTCTCCTTCTGCTCAAATGGCTCGTTTGAAAGATGCTGGTCTTAATCCCGACCTTATGTATAGTAATGGTGCTGGAGGTCTTGTGGATTCTCAAATTGCTCGTGCTGAAGCTGCCCAAGGTGTATCTCCAACTGATGTCGCAACTCCTATGATGCAAACGCCTACCGCTATGGAGTCACTCCTTTCGGGTGCTGCTTATGCGAAGATGATTGCCGAAGCGAATAATACGAAAGCAGATACTGCTAAAAAACAAGGTGAGATTATATCTTTGGATTATGATAATTTCATAAAGGCTGCTACGCAAGGTAATACAGTCGAGCTGTCCAATCTTTCTGTTAAGATTGGTCAAAATGCTGCTGAATATGGTAAACATAACATTTCTAAGCTGTTAGCTGAAATTGAATCTATCGACAATCATGTAGGTTTACTTCGTGAACAAATGAAAGAGACTGTTAGTCATACGGCTAATATGGATGCACAGACTATGCGCACGCGTATGGAAACATTTCTTTCGGGTAAACGTTTTGCTCTTGAGGTATCCGACTTTCAGCGTCGTTTGCGTGAGACTGATGCTAAAATTAATTTGGATAATGCTGTAGCTAAAGGTATATTGGTTACTATGTATGCTAAAGTTAATAATTTGGACGCTGATACTGCATTGAAGGGTGCGCAACTCAATCTAACTGATGAGCAGCGTAACAATGTTGAACATTATACTAATTTGATAGATGTTCATCGTGACCAAGCTACGTTTCAGTTGTCACAGGACCAAACGTATGATAGTGCTCAGCGCGTTGTAAGCATAGCTAATCAGGCTACACAATCGTTATACCATTTGTCTCAAATTGCTTCTGATTGGTTACCCTCTCCAGGTAATATTTCCAAGTTAGGTTCAAAAGTTGCAAAAGGCTTCGGACGTTAATAATAACTTTCGTTCTCTTGCCGCCCTCGGTTCGCTGCCCTTGAGGTATAAAGTACGAGTACAAGGAAGAAAAGTACGTACGTAACAATCTTCCTTGCGCTCGCAACCTCATGAAAAACCACGCCTCCCCCAGCGGGGGACGGGAGGGGGGGGAATAGTCGAGTGAAGCGAGCTTA